GTATATTTATGACCCAAGTTAAATTATTAGGAGAATTAGGAGATAAGTTTGGAAGTGATTGGACTTCTGAAAGTAATTCTGTTCGTGATATATTTAGACTTATAGACTGTCAAGTAGATGGGTTAAAAGAATATTTGGCAGACTGTCAAGCAAAAAATATTGGATTTACTATTCAAAATGGTGAAGACTTTATAGAAGATGTCGAAGACTTAGTCATGCCAGTTTTAAAAGATACTGTAATTATAACAGCAGTGCCTGCAGGTTCAGGAAAAGGTTTAGGAAAAATTATAGCAGGATTACTTATTCTTGGAGCTATGTTTTTCATTCCCGGAAGTGCTACACTTTTTACAAATAGTGGTACTATTCTACAAGGTGCTGGAGTTAGTCAAGGAATGCTATCTTCAGTTTCAGCAGCACAAGCATTATCAATGGGAACAATGGCAGGACAAGCAGTTGCACTAAATACTCTTGGAACTGCAGTAATGATGGTGGGATTGAATTTAGCATTAACAGGTATAGCAGAAGCATCTGCACCAGACGCAGGTAAAGGAAACGATGATCCAGCATATTTTTTCAACGGAGCAGAAAATAATATAGAACAAGGAGCACCAGTTCCTTTACTTTATGGAAAAATGAAAATAGGCGGAACTCCAATCGCGCAAGGATTTGCACCAGGAAGAATAAAAAATACAAGAGGTTACATTTACGCAAGAGGAAATGTAGATTACTTAGTTACAGATTATTATGGTAATGCTACATATACAGGAGCAACAGACGGAGGTTCAGGTGGAGGAGCAGGCCAAGGTGATGTAGACCCTGATCCACCAGCAGACGATAATTAATTATGGCAAAATATAATAGAGAACCATTTTCAGTAAAAACTAAAGGAGACCTATCTACTCCTAGTAAGGATCAATTTGCGATAACTTATGACGCATTGAGTGAAGGCCCAATTGAAGGTCTTGCAGACGGTTTATCTTCAATTTTTATTAACGATGTACCCGTTATTCAACAAAAAGCTGATGACATATTAAAACCAAGAAGATTTGATGTAACAAATACAACAGGAGCAACAATTACTCATGCTCAATTTGGTGAAATAGACGCTTTAGAATACCAAAATAAAACTGGACTAGATATAGGAACACGTTTTGTAATTATAGAAAAAGCAGGAGCAACAGGTGGAACAGGAGTTGCTTCTACAACTGCTGGTAGTAAAACAGTAACTACTTCTAGCTCTTTCTTTACAGATGCGATGACAGCAAACAGAGCTAGACCTGTTTATCTAAGAATTGCTGGAGCAGGTAAAGATGGTACAGAATTTGTAACAAAAGTTCAATCAAAAACATCTGCAACTTCTGTAACAGTAAAAGACATAGTACCTACAACAGTTTCTAACGCAGATATATCTTTTGACCACTTCTCAAAAATTTCAAGTATTAGCGGAAATGTTGCAACACTAGAAACTGCACCTTTACTGGCTCAGACAGGAACATCTTGTCAAGTTACAAGTCCTCAGCTGGCAGTAAGTCTTTCATCACTTTATAACTATGATAACATAGGAATAAGTTTTAGAACAGGTAATAAAATACAAACTCCTGCAGTACTAAATGATGCTTTTGGTCAAGCTTCAGTAGTTGTTAGTCCAAATACAGAAATAAGACAAGCAGATTTAAGAGATGCAATAGGTACAACAGGCAACTTAAATTCTTCTACCTATAATGATGACGAATTAGATGAAGTAGATTCAGGACTAGAGGGGGGAACTGCAGATGATACAGTATATACTGATAGTTTCTTAAATGTATCAAATCCAAGTGAAGTAGATGAGATTCATATCATGGTTGAACTTCCTCAATGTCATGCAACAAAAGCAAGTTCAGGAGCTGTATCTTCTTCTTATGTTGAATTACAAATTTTCTTTGAATTTAGTAATAATAGTGGAACAGACTTTACTTCCGTATTAATGTATGGACCTACAAATAATGAAGTTCTTACTCGAACAGGTCCAAAATCAGGCAAGAATGTAAACTTTATAATAGATGGAACAGACAATATACCAAATGATGGGTATATAAAACCTCATGAAGCACAATACACTTCTTTTATTGAAGAATTTGTAATCAATACACAACAATTTCAACCTTACGATAATTTTAGACTAAGAATAAGACGAATAAATGCCGTAAACTTTAAAGACGCAAGTTTTCAACATAAGAATCCATGTAGAATAACAACAATAGAATCTATTATAAAAGATAAACTTTCATATCCATATACTTCATATGGTGCATTACAATTTAATGCAAAAGATTTCAATAACTCTTTACCAGTAAGAAGTTATTTACTAAAAGGTAGAAAAGTAAAAGTACCTACAAACTACAGAACACGAGAAGAAACTGGAGGAGCAGCAGCATATACAAGAAACGTATCCTCTGGAGCAACAGAAAGCACATATCAAAACTGGGACGGTAATTTTAGAGGAGATAAAAGTTTATCTGCCACTTCGGCAAATTATGGTGAAGTCTATACTGATAATCCTGTTTGGATATTTTATGATTTATTAACAAATGATAGGTATGGTCTAGGTCAATTCATAAGTGAAGATCAGATTGATAAATACGAATTATTTAGACTTGCAAGATACTGCGATGAAGAAGTAAGTGATGGAAAAGGCGGAACAGAACCAAGATTTACTTGTAACGTATATTTAACAAAAACAGCAGAGGCAACACAAGTTATCAAACAATTTGCAAGTATCTTTAGAGGCATGGCTCTATGGAGAGACGGACAGATAAGTGCAATTGCAGATAGACCACAAGAACCAATTTATACATTTACAAAAGCAAACGTAAAAGATGGATTATTTACTTATGAAGGAACAGGCGAAAGAATAAAAACTAACCAAGTAAAAGTAACTTGGAATGATCCAAACGATAATTATAGACAATCAGTAGAGTATGTCGAAGACCATGACGCTTTAGCAGATTTAACTTCACCTCGAATTATACGAGAAGACTTACTTGCTTTTGGTACTACATCAAGAGCGCAGGCACATAGATTAGGAAAATGGAAACTACTAAGTGCACAGAACGAATTAGAAACAGTAAGTTTTAACACAGGATTAAATGCAGCAGGATTAAGACCGGGAGATGTAATAGCTGTACAAGATGCAGACAGAGATAGAGGTAGTTATTCAGGTCGTGTTTCAAATACAGGAACAAAAAATACAACTACAATTCCTTTAGATAGAAGTGTTACTTTGCCAAGTAACTCTTTTTCATCTGGATTTCCGCCACAATTATTATTGATATATCCAAGTGGCGGAGCATACTTAGATCAAGATAGTGCTACTATAAGTAGTACTACATACTCACGTGGAGATTTAATAACAAGTATTACAAGTTCGACTGCTGCTTCTAATCAAAAAGATGATTCAAATAATAAAGTGAATATTTTTTGGTCAGAAAATGTAAGAGTCGAAGTACAAACAATACACAGTAGTACAGGAACTGGAAGTGTATCTTCTATAGTTGCCGCATCTGCTTTTTCAGCTGCTCCAGATGCAGAAGTTATGTGGGCACTAAAAATATTTAATGCAGATGGTACAGAAGCAACAGGTTCAGTTAAAGAATATAAAGTAGTCTCAGTAAAAGAAAATACAGAAGATAGCACACATGAAATAGTGGGTACTGCATACTTTAGAAATAAGTATGATATAATGGAGAGAGGTTTTGTTATACCACCAGAACCAACAGCAACAACTCCAGACCCAGATGCAGAAGTTCCTACACCAGCGAATTTACAAGCAAAAATAATTGCAAATGAAGATACAGATGAGTTTGGTATTGCTACCCATGATGTATTAATTACTTGGGATTTTCCACTAAATAGTGATGGAAAACGTTATGAATTTGCACAAGGTTTTGAAGTTAGACATAGTTTTAAAGGCAAAAAAGGATTACCAGAATTTGTAGATGTTCAACAGCAAAGTTTAAGAGTACAAAATGTAAAAGCAGATGAATATAACGTATCAGTACGAACAGTATCAAATATTAAAACCTACTCACTTTTTGTAGATAGAACATTTAATTTTGTAGTAACTCATTTTACACCACCAGTTTCAAAAAGTAAAAATAAAAAGATACCAATTGGTGGATTAATTAGCGCACCTCTAGGTATAAATAGTAGCTCTGGTGCATTAACATTTGGTGATGGTAGTGTAACCTCAATTAATTTTCAGGGAGCAGACGGTACAGAATATTTAAATCAAAGTACATCAAGTGTAACTACAACTGTAAATGGATCGGGCGGAGATGCAAGCGGTTTCAGCTCAATTGTAATGAGA